ATTTCTCTCAAAATGCGCTCGACTTTGTCCTGGGACGGCAAGGTGAATTGTTCTCCAGTCGGATAGACTGCATTGAAGATGAGGCAACCGAAAGCACCTGGCAGCTTATACAGCGGGAAGGCATCCGCATGTTTTCTGAAAAAGCGCCAGACCTTCGTCTTTTCCCATCCCCAACGCCTGCCAAGGGATTCCAATGTCAAAACAGCGCCGTACTGCCCAAACTGAACAGCCGGCGCCGAGAAGGAAAACGCATTGCTGGACTCCTGCCAAACTGTGTGGCACCAGAGGTCGAGCCATGCGTCTGCCTCAGCAAATTGATAATGCCGCTCTGCAAGCCTCTGTGTGACGTTTCTGGGCAGGCAGAGGAATCCATACCCCTCTGTCGCATAAACCGCCTCACGGCCCATACAGGGCTCGCCAGAGCATCTTACGACCCAATCTGTGACTTGATAGGTCAGTTTCTTTGTTTTTGTGTCCAGTGAGTAGGTAATATAACCGAGGTCAGCCAGAGTGTCCATATGTTCAAGAGCCTGCCGCCGACGTTTGATTGCCAGGATACTCTTCAGACCGACGATGCCGCCTGCCCAGCCCCCGGCACTCACTTTGTTGGTGTAACCGCAGTACCGGGCCTGCCCAGTCCTAAAGGCTGCACGGGAGGCCAATCGAGCCCAAGAGCCCATAATGCCCTTGCCGGGCGGAAGCTGATTGCGGGGTAGTTTGACCCATTGATATTTGAGCAGGCACTTCATCTCGCCGGCCTCCCTCCTGATAGATTGAAAAAAGCCCCGCTCCGTGCTACACTGGTAAACACGAAAGCGAGGCCTGATTGAAATGCTATATGCCTGTGATAATTGTCATTACCTGTTCCTTAGAACGTCTGAGGATACCTGCCCGGACTGCGGAAAGGCCATGATCCGGCCGGCAACTTCTGAAGAGCAGGAAGAATATAAAAATCGTGAGAAAGAAAATCTGTGGACAGAGGATTCAAATAGCTGCCGTGTGTAGCCGGTCATTTCACCCCCGTGCAATGGCTTCTAATTAAACCCATTTCATTTGTTGCACCGCCATGTATAATAATAACTGAAAAAGTATAAAAAAGTGCCCGTAGCTCAACTGCCACGGGCACTTTTTCTTTTAGGAGGCTCTCTAAAAACTGGTGTAAAATCAGGTGTAAAAACGTGTTACTGCTGAATCCAACTGGTGTAAAACTGGTGTAAAACCGCTCTTTCAGGCTCGTGAAAAACCCGCAAACCCTTGCGCCGCAACGGTTCTTTAATCCAGCGGCTTCATCGTGGGGAACTTCACACCGTATACTTCATCTTTGTTCATCATGTGTGATTTCCGCCTTTCAGACACGAAATCAAGAACTTTTCTCACTATTTTGAGTTCGTCTTGTTGCGTCTTGTGTTAAGCAAATGTGGTAGAATTTGTGGTAATCTGGATGCCACAGCGCAAAAGCCTATACCATATAATAATAGCCACATCTTTTGCCATTATATATCACACGGCCTACTCTGTCAAATCCACAGCGTAAAAATGTGGGGAGAGTTTTTAAGCCCCTCCCCTATTCATTATACACTGTATCCACGAATATCTTCAATAAACGAATGGTTTCTCAGATGATTTTCATATGCCTCTCTGATGATTCTGATAGCAATATCAACCTCACCATTCGTCATGCCATTTGCGCTGATAATTGCCTCATACTCTTCGTACAGCTTGAAGATACGATTGAACTGCTCCTTTGTCACTGGCTTTGTTTCGTCAATGACCATTGAAGCAAAACTAATAATCGCATTACGTTTATTGTCAACGAGGATGGAAAGCGTGTCGCTATTGTTTTTGTCCAGCTTTCTATCAAGTTCGGCCATGCTTGCATCGTATTGGTCAAGCTTAGAATTTACCCTCTTGATCCACTCGTCGCGCATCTGAATATTATCTGTACTGTAATGCTGATTGAGTTCGTCCATGGTGGCCTGCACCCGATCAAGAGTCTTTTCCATTTTCTGCATCATCTCTCGCTCTTTTTTACGACGAGTAAAGATTTTGCGTACTTTGACAAACTCAGGTACAACCTTCCCTTTGAACTCTAAAATCTCCCCTACCAACTGCATAATAAGAAAGGCACCAATCAGAACGATTGCCACCTTTACTGGAATGTTCAAATATTCAATATAATCAAGCATTTTTGAACACCCGACCTTTATTCAGCAGGTGTTTCAGTTGGGGCTTCTGAGTTATTTACAACTTTGCTCATATCACATAGACTATCAATTAGTTTGCTAATTGCCTCGATGTCAACATCATAGTTGATACTATCCGCAGATCCTTTAATCATGGCAAGTACCCATTCTTTTCGATCTGCGCCTTTCTCAAACATACCTTCGGCAGTCTTCATCAAGTCCATAACCATATCGAGCATCTTATTCCAGTTCTTCTCCTTCACTGCCTTTTGCACATATTCCACAAGCTTTACAACCAGCGGAATTGCTGCGGCAAGTCCAGTAAGAATGGAAATTACAATCTCTACCCAATTCAACTCCATAACCTTTTCCTCCTTATAAAATAAAGAGCAACAGCATCCGGCAGAATACTGTTGCTTATATCAAATGGAAGGACTATCTACGCTTCCCAAATCAGATGTATTTGCGACAAAGCGATTTGCTTTTGCTGCCGCATATTTTATTCCTTCACCGTCTGCGCTCGTATTTTCAGCACGGCTCTTATCTACAATCCGAGCTAAAACAATGCTACACGCAGTTCCAATCGGTGTGAAAACTACAGTCCAACATGTAAGCGCTCCTGTGTACCCTGTTGCGATGCTTTTCACCGCAAGATAAAAGCCGCCGGCCAAACCAGCGGCAAGAAATACCATGATGTAGAGAGCAAGGCGATTTGTGAACCCAAGGTTTTTTAGATGGGCAAACAACCCCTTTTTCTCTTTTCGTCTAACTCTTCTCCCCCTGGTGCTCGAAACCGCCATACCAACACCACCTTTTCAGATTACGCCAATCCGTTCTTCTGAGCAAAGTTATAGAACAACTGCGCGGCCTGCTCACGGGTCAGCATATCAGCCCACATATAATTTGGTGTTCCATCTGGCAGATTGCCACTACCAGCAAATAGCCCAGTAGATGTTGCCCAATCACGAGCAGCTTTGCTCCAATCTCCGCAATCGTTGTCTCTTAGTTCTGCACGATACTCATTCATCAATTTCTTAAATGTATCCAAAGTCATATCTTCATCATCCTCCGTTACTGGTGTCGTGGATGCGATCTTCTCTGTCCATTCAAGAGAAACCCATCCGGTTCCTGTAAAGCCCCATCCAGATTGCTCCTTAGAAATATTCAAGATGGTTCCTTTTTCATAGGCCATAATGACGGTTCCGTTAATAGGGGCAGTTCTACAATTTAGTCCGGCATCGGCTGTAACTTTTACCTGGTAGCTTACAGCTGTGCCAGTGTCTACGCTTCCGCCTGCCAAGCGTCTGTTTACCTCAGCTACGATTTGCGGGTGCAAATTATAAAGGTAATTACCTGGGCAAGCTTTATTTGCAAACCATCTATGTACGGTCAAAACCATCTCATTTGATTTAGGCGTATAAGCCAAAGTCTTTGCTTTATCACCAAACCAGACAACTTTGTTTTTACCGTTACGCTTGCAAATATCTGTCACCAAATTCAGTAGGCCAGCATACGCGGCATCGGTTACTGCGTATGGGTCAGTAGTGTCACTTGCCACTTCGATAGTGACGGCTCTATTGTCATTTGCCGCTGAAGAAGTACACCATGAGCGGCCTTTCTCTTCTACATACATTCCAACTCTTCCGTCATATCCAATGCCATAGTTTGAAGAAGCTTGCCTTGAAGACGGAGCAAAAATACTTCCAAGAGACTGAATACTACACTGACCAACTACGCAGTGAATTGAAATTCTGTCAATCGCATTTTTTCTTGGAGATGATCTGTTTGGTGAAATTCTTGTGTATTCTACGAGTGGACTGTTGCTCATCCCAACATTCCCTCCTTCCTGGGCTGCGCCCGCAAATTGGTTGTAATAGTTCTGGCCGTAAGAAGCTCGTTTGTTCTGTACAGATACACTTTGATCAGCTGGCCTCTCAAATTGGAGCAATACAGCATTAGAAGCCTGCAACACAGAGGTCGCAGACTTCAATATGGACAAAACGCTTTTATAGCCAGAACTCAGCTCTTGAAATAGAAATTCCAACTGCATTGTGAGATCCCCAATAGATCTTCCAGTGGATTTTGCATAGTCGTAAAGACCTTGCTTTCTGCTCCAGAAAGTCCATTGCGCAAGACCATATCCGGCGCTATCGTGAACAAAATTTCCATAGCGTCCAGCGTCAACAGCAGCCGTATACTCATCGTCCGTCATGCCGAACTTATTGTTATATGTGTTCTGAAGATTTGTTGGAGAAAGACCGGACTCAGCATATAAATTGCCCATAAGCCCAGCAGCCCCATAATCATTCAACCCTCGTGATTTCAAGAACTCCCAAATTGTTTTATCGTTTGCCATTTTTGCACCTCCCGATAAAAACAAAGGTTATTCAAACCCATCCTCATCGTCACCCTTACCATCACCCTCGCAAAATTTTGCAATGGTATCCTCATCTACAACGTCTCCCTCTTCGTCGTAGATAAATCCGGTCTCTTCGTCGTAATCAAGATGACCAACATAGGGTAGATCATCATCAATTTCTTTGTTGTAATAACGCATGTTCAGCGTAGGTTTTGTTTTGTTATCCATAAAGAAATCCTCCTGTTACACAAATTTGTAATGCGGCTTTTCTTCATTGAAAATCCAATATCTTAAATAATCATCGAGAATAATCGCTAAGCATGAAATGATTATCCATAGGAGTGAAAACGGTAAACAGATTTGTCCAAGGATATTAAAAGGGAGTGTAGAATAATCCCACACTCCCAAACCAAGCCAGATATTCACAATGACACCAGTGATAAATTCACAGGCAGTTATAATGACAGATCCGATTAAAGATTGCCATAATAAACCAAAATCCCATGGAAACACTTCATTGATTAGCCCGATGACCACGAAGCAAATCCCGCCAAGAATAAACATAGAAATATGGCTATGCCCTCTCCATATCAATTCAATAATTACATAGGTAATACCTCCGATAATAGCGAGGATCGCTTCTTTAATGGTAAACCGAGCACTCATAAACTATCACGCTTGATTGGTTGCTGCGGCCTGCTGCATTCTACCTACAATCGCTTGCATCTGTTGCTGTGCCACAGCCAGTTTCTCATTCATCTCTGTCAGATAAGGCTCTGGCAAGGTCATACCATATTGAATAGCTGACACTTCCTCCGCACTGGTTAATGTCTGTACATACTGCTTCAGCTCATTATGGTAGGTAGTCTGAGTTGTGATAAGCGTCTGTGCCGCAATATAGATAGCTGCAATTTCGGCTGCGGTATAAATACGACAAACACCGCCATCGGCCTGATACGGGAACTCTGTACCGCCCAACTCAACAACACGAAATAGGTTGTTGATATTACTCTGATCCTCAATACTCAAATTAAAGTGAACGTTCTCTTCACCGAACTTAATGTCTACACCGTTCACAATAACCGCATTACAGGCATTAGAAATTTCGGACAGCTTTGCAGACATCACAACGGACAGTGCATTGTCCTCGCCCACAATCTCAATAACATCTGTAATTGTAATCCAATCCTTTGCTACTGCATTTAAGAGGCCGGTAGTATCAAGCAGACCTTCCTCATACATGTTTCTTAGCTTTTCTTTCATTAGTTTTGCACCCCCAATGCAGAAAGAATGAGATCGTCCACAAGACTGCCTTGTTTTGCTAAAACAGCGCCGCCGTCAATCTCAGAAACAACAACTGTTTCAGCCCCCTCAATCTCATCGTGGCCGACCAGATTATAAGGAACGCTGTTCACAGCAACACCGATTGCGTGTTTTTGATCAGCAGGGACAAAGCACCCACTATTTCCATACCGGATAAATTCGATGGTATCAGTTACACCAATCTCTGTACCATCTGATACTTTAATAATTCGATACATTACCGACCCTCCTTTGCGCCAATCAGATTTGCAATATACTTCAAGTCTTCGATATCAGCGTTGTAGAAATCGTGGTTCCAAAGCCAATAGTCCTCGTGCCCCGCTTTCTTATACTTTTGACAAAGTGTATCCTCCCACACCTTGTCCCAACGGTTCTGATAGTTAGAATCCCTACGCTCAAGCGTATTCTTGATTGCTCTCACAAGATTTCCGCGCCGAACTCCATTCCCATCGTCATTCTGAGAAAAGTAGGTGTGTGCATTGTTGCTGGTAACAGAGCAAATTGGTCTTCTTTGATAATAGAGAAATCTTCCATCCACGGATACCTCTGTACCATATGGAAGATTGACATACCCACCAATACCCTGAATCTTGGCGCGTCTGTTTGTGATATAAGTTTTGTATTCCACTAAAAACCCTCCAAAATAGAGAAAACACCCAGAGAATAAAACTCTGAGTGTTTCCAAAATTTAATATGAAATTAGGTTAATTATAGCCTGCCTCAGTTGGTAGGTATAATGTAGAAGCCTTATCCCGCCATCTTCAGCGGAGCAGCCTCACGGTATTTGTTGAAAATAGCGTAGTGCATTCTTCTCAATTTCAGGAGCCTCCCATGGTCGTTAAAGGTACGATAATATGATGTCTGGGACTCCATGTACTGATCGATTTCCTGAAGTGTTTTCTTTCCTTCAAGGAATTGACGATGAAACAACTTCAATTTTCTACGCGCCCGTTTTACACCGTCTCTGCACCCGTTGACTTTGATTTTGCCAGTCTCAGTCAAAGTAAATCTCGCCTTACAAAATCTGAATGGCTTTGTAAGAGGAATGATTTTGCACTTTCTCTTGTTGACCAGAATGCCGGCCATCTCAAAGCGCTTAATGATGATTCTGGCAATTCTTTTGAGTTCTTCAACATCTGGTAGGATGATATAATAGTCATCCATATAGTGACCGGCACAGTGAATCCCCAGCTGACATTTGATGAAATTATCAATATCGCTGGGCAGAGACACCATCTCCTGCTGGCTTGGTTCAACACCAAGCGGCATTCCCCTACCAGGCACAGTGCATGGCGATTCCGTAACGATCAGATCCGCAAGCGCTCTCAACCTATCATCCATAATAAACTTCTTGTGTCTCTGATAGATCAAGTTTCGGTTGGCGTTTGGGAAGAACCCTTTGAGATCGAGTAGGAATACCGCTCCTTCCCTACCGTACCTACGGTAATGCCAAGAGAGCTGTTTCTTTAGTCGTTTGAAATGCCAGTGCAAACCTTTTCCCTTCTGACTTGCTCCATTATCATAAATCATACTGGGCGTGTACAGCGGGGACAAAACCTTATTGGTTTCTAATTTGTGGATTTGTCGGTCTTCGATATGTGGTGCATCGATTGGTCTGACCTTACCACGTTCATGCAGTGTAAAATGAGCGCATTTCTTTGGCTTCCACTTCCCTTCTAAAATAAGCCGTCTTCTCTTAGCTGTTCCAGAAAGTAAGTGAAGCTCAAAATTTTGAGTTGATTGCTTCCACCTTACACCGTTGCAGCACTTCTTACCCCAATAAAACATATCGCGGTAATTAAAAACTTCTTCAAGTGTTCCAACGGCTTGGCTTCGCATCCATCGTTTCATTTGTCGCTTTCGTTTCCTGCGACGGTAACGCGCCTCGTGGCACTCTTCGCTTGTCATAATAAGTTTTCGCCTTTCGCATAGTTGTTTTGTAGGTGCGCATCTAAACTACTTTGATCCCACACATGAAACGAAGGTAGCGCAATTCTTCGCCATGCAAGCAGCGTCCGTGTGTGATCGTCGTAAGGCAGTTTTAAGGACTTTCACCCAGGGAAGTACGTCTCCTTTTGCGAAGGTCGTCTTTCGCCTATTGGCTACTCCATTTGACCTCGCATCGCAAAATCCGGGCAGCAACGCCAACGAATAGTTCGCATTGTTATTGTTGGCCGAGCCATCCGTGTTCACATTACAGAAATTGTTGTTATTGTTGTAATTGGCGGAGCGGAGCCACCAGTAAACCTACAGGAGAGCGTGAACACGTAACAGTCTCACTTACAGACGTACACCCAATAATTTAGTTATTGCTTTGCTTTTGATTGTCCAACAGACTTGATATTGCCTTTAATCAGCTCATCCTCATGGTCAATCATCTCACCAAGATTTGCTGCCATGCGATCAAGCTTTTCAATGGCTTCTTTCGAGCCTACCTGTCTACCACTGCTTGTTGTAAAACACCCCTCTGGATTTTGCATCATCACGGTATAGCAGTGGGTAAGCCTTACATCCAGCGCTTTCAGAGATGCTCTTGCCTCTAACAAATGTGCCTTTCTCAAATTGATCCGCTGTTCATCGGACGGGAAAATACTGTTGGCCTTTTCGCAGTGGTCAACAACCTCGCCGGCCAATTTAGCAACTGGTTCAGCCAGAAGCCGGGCATACCTGGCAGACATCCTTGTTAGAAAGTTGAGTGTTTCAACATAAATCTGATTTGCCGTATTGACAAATTCAGCTTTACTAACCGTTCTCTTTGCTTTTAGTACAGACAATATTTCACCTCTTTTAATTGCTGGATTTACGCTTATTCAGGTTTTTTTCCTCGATATGATCCGCCCCTTCTTTTTCGATGTCCTCCAAATGCTTGAGAAGAACATACTCAATATAATTTGTCATGGAGCGGTGTTCACGAGCCGCAAGCGCCCCTATTTTATCGAAAACCTCATCTGAAAGACGCAGCGTAAATACTCGTTTGTTTGTTGGCATATTGGAACCTCCATCTCTATGACTTGCTATTATTTTAGGCTTATTCTTAGCTTTTGTATGCAGTCATAAACCTGTCAAGTGATAGCATTTTAGAGAATAGAGGAAATTTATAAAAATTCGCGGCGGCGCTTCGCGCCGCCGCTTGATATCCCGCCTCTTCCGTTGGCTCTCCTATCGGAGAACCCGCCCACTGACGTGGGCGGGATAGATCTTGGATACACTGCGGTGGATTAGACAGCAAAGCCGGGCAGCAACGCCAACGAATAGTACGCATTGCTAA